TTGGGAGTATGATATTATAAGTTCTGATTTAAGGGAAATAGAGAAATTTATAAAAGCAAGGTTTAAAGAAATCATCGAGTATGAGGATAAAGAATTATTGCCTTTATGCACAGAAGAAGAACGTTGGAGAACACCGACGGTATACGCCTTAATGAAAGAAGGTAGAAAATCGGCAGTTAAGTTATACGATGATAAGCAGGATGTGCCGGAATATAAAGAACCGTATTATTTAGACGTTCGAGAAGGCGAGGATAAAAAATGTAATAAGTATTGCAGAGCAAATATTTTCTGTGATTACTGGAGACATAAAAAAGGTTTAATTTAAAAAAATAAGGAGGAAACAAAATAATGGGAATTCCAGTTTTAGTATTAGGAAAAAGCGGTTCAGGAAAATCATATTCAATGCACAATTTCAAGCAAAAAGATTTCGGTTTGGTGAACGTTCTAGGCAAGACTTTGCCTTTCAGAGGTAAAATCAAATACATGGTAACGGACCAATATGGTGAGATTAAAAAAGCGTTGCTAAATGCAAAAACAGACGCATTAGTTATTGATGATGCTGGTTATTTAATCACGAATATGTTCATGAATGGACACGGAACCAAAAAGGGTAATGCAGTATTTGAATTCTATTCTGATTTAGCCACGAAGTTTTGGGATTTAATTGAATACATTATCCATCAGTTACCAGAAGAACGAATAGTATATTTATTCATGCACGAAGATGAGAATGACTTAGGCATGGTGAAACCCAAAACAATCGGCAAGATGCTCGATGATAAAGTATGTGTAGAAGGCTTATTTACGATTGTATTACGCAGTGTGAACGATAATGGAAAATATATTTTTAGAACCCAATCAAATGGATTTGATGTAGCAAAATCACCAATGGGAATGTTTGAGCTAGAAATAGATAATGATTTAAAAATGGTTAACGACACTATTAAAGACTATTACGAATTTAAAAAAGAAGGAGAAATTAAAAATGAGGAAAATTGAGAATTGGGAAGAAGTTTATAAAAAATCAGACGAGGTGGTCGAATTTGACAAAATACCCGTGGGTCCGCAAATTTCAAAAATTACACAGGTCCAAGATATAGAAGATAGAGAATATCTATTGATTTTCTTTGACATCGTCGACGGAGAATATAAAGGTTTCTTTAGAAAACAAAGCGAGAACCTTGGTGGAGATTGGCCTTTTCAAGGACGCATCTATATGTCGTATAAAAAGTCTGCTGAGAGGTTTTTTGCTGGTTTTATCAAAGCAATTGAAAAATCAAATAACGACTTTGAATGGGCTTGGGATAAGCCGTTGGCTCTAGAAAATAAATTTTTTGTGGCAAATTTTGGTGAAGAAGAATACCTTGATGAAAAAACACAAGAAATTAAAACATCAATTAAGTGCTTAGAAAAACGTTCACTTAAAGCCTTGAAAAATAAAAAAATCGATACATTAAAAAAGAAAACCATTAAAAAAGAAAGTCCACAAAAAAACACCGCCACGCCTGAAAAAAATGAAAACCTAAATGACATCGAAGACGACCTACCGTTCTAAAGAAAAGGAGAAACTAAAACATGATATGGGACAATATACCAGACGAGATTAAAGAAAATGGATTGTGGTGCGCATGGAAACTGACTGAGAAAGGTAAAATCCCATTCGATGTGCAAACCGGAAAGATGGCGAAGGCGAATGATAAAACAACCTTTGCTCCTTTCGGGATTGTGATGTCCAAATTATCGAGATATTATAAATTCGATGAAAACGGAAAAAACATTGGAGGGTTAGGATTAGGAATATTCAATGGGTTTAGTGCGATTGATATAGACCATTGTGTTGATAAAAAAGGAAAACTAAATGATATAGCGAAAGATGTAGTTGACTATTGTCAATCATATACCGAAATCTCACCAAGTGGAACAGGCGTTAGAATCATTTTCAAAACTGATACTAAACTTGATAAGAATAATTACTACATTAATAACCATAAAATCGGTTTAGAAATTTACATAAGTGAACAGACTAATAAGTATGTAACCATTACAGGAAACACCTTAATTCCAAGCAAAGTGAATAGAATAGATATATCCTATATTCTTAATAAGTTCATGATGAAAGAAAATTCTGTCGCAGTTAATAAATTCGATATTGAAAAATATTCACATGACACAAAATTAAACGAGTTATGGAACAGTGAAGCACCTGGGAGCAATAGTAATGAAAGCGAATTGGATTTAGCGTTATGCAGTAAGTTAGCATTTTATTTACATAGCGATTTTTATGCAATAAATAAAGCCTTTATGGAAAGTCCATTTTACAAATCTAAAGACCCGAAACACATCAAGAAATGGGGGAGGCAAGATTACAAGGAAGAAACAATAAGAAAATCAGTTAGTAATTTAAGTAAAGAGGTTTCTACTTTTGACGAGTGGTCTCTAACAGACACTGGAAACGCTCATTTATTTGCTAAAAAATATGGAGACCAGATTAGATATAACACGGACAATCAATTTTGGATGATGTATAATGGAAAATACTGGCAACCTGATGTATATAATAATATTAAGAATTATGCTGAATTAGTTATTGAAGAAATGAAAATGAGTGCGAAAATAAATGATAATGAAGATATGAGAAAGGCGATGATGAAGAACGTTAAGCGTTCTTTACAATCAGGCGGGAAACAGGCTTTGATTAAAGAAACAGAACATTTAGAAGGTATACCAGTGATGAACAGCAATTTCAATTACGACGGTTATCTATTTAATTGTGAATCTGGTGTTATAGATTTGAAAAGAAAAAAAATATTACCGCATAACAAAGATTTAATGTTATCCCATTTTTCACCTTTCGAGGTGAAGTACAATAAACCAAAACAATGGTTGAAATTCTTAAATGAAATATTTGATGATGACAAAGAAGTTATTGCATATATTCAAAGAGTTTTTGGATACGCTATGACCGGTTCCACAAGCGAGCAATGTATGTTTATGCTTATCGGTGATGGGTCAAATGGGAAAAGTCTATTGCTTGATATTTTAAACATAGCATTAGGCAGTTATGGGGAAACAAGCAACGTCGACATCCTGTTAGAGCAACGCAATCAATCTGGTGGTAATTTGGGCGACGTTGCCCGATTAAACGGTATGAGGTGTGTGACTACAGATGAGGCAAAACTTAACGACAAACTAAATGAGAGTGCTATTAAGACAATGACGTCGGGTATTGGAAACATTGTGGCTAGGTTCTTATATGGTAAGGAGTTTACTTTCACTCCAAAAATGAAAATTTTCATGGCTTCAAATTATAAACCGACCATTCGAGGAACTGACCACGGAATTTGGCGTAGAATTAAAATTATTTACTTCGATAAGGTTATTCCCGACGATGAGCAGGATAAAGGTTTGAAAGATAAATTGCTCAAAGAAATGCCCGACATAATCGGTTGGATAGTTAAAGGGTGTATCGATTGGCAGAAGAAGGGTTTGAGAGAACCTAAAAAATTTAAAAACGCTCAAAAAGATTATAGGTCGGAAATGGACGTCGTTCAGAGGTGGATAGATGAGGTTTGTATTCTCAATGGAGACGTTAAAGAAAAATCGTCTGTATTATTTGAGAACTTTTCTAATTATGTAAAAGCCAATAAAGAGTTCCAATTAAGTCATACCATGTTCGGACGAAATATGGGCAAAAAATTCACAAAAAGAATATTCGCCGGTACGGTTTATTATTTAGGAGTTAAATTAAAAGAAGGGAACGATTATGTTCTAACCAAGGAGGAAATAGAAAAAATATGAAATTAAGAGAGAATAATGAATATAGAATAGATAGGGTATTATATAATGAAATATAATAATGTTTTAACTGATGGGAATAAATGGTTAATATCACCTGCTGAAAATAATTTAACGGGCTATGAAGAACACCATGATGATTTCAAAAATAAATATACCCAAGAAAACTATATGGAAAGTTCCGAAGAAGTGCAGAATCAAATGATTGATGAAGTATTTAATATTTATAGAAGTAAAAATATATTTCCAATAAGGTACTTTAGAGAAAAAGCGGACCAATTAAAACAGATATATAAATGTATTAATTATAATCCACATTTTACAGTCAATGGGGAAAACATTTTAGTTAAAAGTGGTGCAGGTGTTGGGACTGACATTTGTCACTACTTGTTTCCTAATTTATTTGAAGCCGAAAACATAAATAATAGCAAAGGGAAAGAAAGTGCTATGAAACGTTTTCTAGATGATGATACATTAAGAACTGCATGTAGATTTGGGATGCAATTTTGTGAAGATGCAATGCCAACCAATGTGATGGCCGGTTTAAGAATGTCGGGTGCAATGCCGAGTAATTTTAGACCGATGAACGCACAATTGATTTATAACCGTTACACACCGAAAAATGGTATCATATACGATTATGCGATGGGGTTCGGTGGCCGAATGTTGGGTGCAGTTACATCATATAAAAATTTTACTTATATAGGGACTGACCCAGATACAGTTACATTTGGAAATTTATGCAAATTAAGAGACTTATTAAAAGTAGCAAAAAAAGACGCAAATATTTATATACAAAATAAGTGTAGCGAGGATTTAATTATACCTGATAAGAAAATTGATTTTGCTTTTAGTTCACCACCATATTTTGAACTAGAAAAATACAACGATGAAAAAACACAAAGTTACTTGAAATTTAACAACATTGATTTATGGTTAGAAAAATATATCAAACCTACTTTCCAAAATATTTATAATGCTTTAAAAGATGATACATATTTTGCGTTTAATGTTGCAGATTACAAAAGGAAATCAAAGGTTGTTCATTACGTAGAAAAAATGAAACAAATAGCAGAAAATATTGGCTTTGTATTTTATGAAAATTTAAAATTAAGTTTGCCAAAAAGAACTGGAACAAAGAAACCAGAAACAAATGATAAGCAAGAAGGAATTTTTGTTTTTAGAAAAGGCAGACCGGAAAAACCATATGTAGAAGTGTTTTTCCAAGAAACACTATTTTAGGAGGAAATTAAAATGGAAACATTATTTAGTTTTTTCGATATTGAAAAAGATGTAGAATTAACACCAGTAGAAAAGCATGGTGATATATATTTTAAGCGTGATGATAAATTTGTTATTGGTGCTGCTAATGGCGGCAAAGCACGCTCGGCATATATGTTAATGAAAAATGCAACTGGTGTTGTTACTGCAGGCGCTAGAAAATCACCACAAATACAAATAGTTGCTATCATTGCTGAACAATTA